TCGGCTTTCTTCCTTGCTTTCTCTAGGTCGGCTTGCTGCTTTTCGTGTCGCTTCCTCAGCACCTCGGCTTTCGTGTCTTCACACAGACTCAGAGCCTCATAGACAGTATGCGGCTCACTCCCGATGTTGTCTGCGCCAGACGGGAGCAACTTGAACCGCTCCCAGTCCTGCCACCACTGCAACGCGGTCGAAACGTCCTGTTTCTTGACTATCGACCACGGGCATCTTCTCAACTCCGGCGCAAAGGCCCAGGCTACGTTTGGGCCGGCTTCACGGTCGCAGCCTCGGAGCTCACGAAGGGTTTGTCTGCCGGGTTGCTTGGCTTGCTTGCGGCTCTCCCGCTTGCAGTCTCGGCAGTCCCAGGCGAGGGCGGGATCTCCTGAGAGGAGGAAGCGGACTGCCGTTGCAAGTTTTTTCGGAGGCCCGCCGACAAGTGGCTGGCGTTCGTGATGGCTTCAAAGATGTCGTCGATGAGCGAAGCCGGGGCGTAGGCCAGCAAATCTTCCCCGGTCTCGAGCGCGAATGTCTCGCCCGTCGTGTGATTGTCGACGGTGCAGAGTTTCACGCCGCGCACGCGCTCCCGGACAATCTTCTCGACCATCCTCTGAGCTCGCCCGATGGCTTGCTTGCCCTGGAGCTTTGGCCCCCAGGCCCGTTGCACCGCTTTGTACTCGGCTGTGCTCATGGCCTGGATTTCAACGGACATCGGGTCAGGCAAAAGCCGGTTATCCCCGATGTCGGGGATGTACTCAACCCAGTCGTCAAACCGATCGATGTGGAATGGCATAGCGGAACCCTTTCGGTCTATGCGTTAGGTGAAGGACAGAGTGATCTCATCCTCGCCGCTCGAGCCGAGGGCGGTGAACGGGAGGGAAATCACGGCCTCATCCGCCTCTGGAACTTCCAGGGCGGCGAAATCGTATTCGGCATACGGGATGTTGACGGTGACGGTCGTTCCGGCGCCGCTCCCCATGGTCACCACGATGGCGTGCGTGTTGAACGCCTTGCGCTGGCCGAGGAGGATGATCGCATCTTTCCTGGCCCGCAGGCTGATGTTCCCGGTGACGGTGCGGCGTTGCACGATGGCGTCCGTCGGGTACTGCTCGAACGCTTCGTCGTCAGTCGGCTTCAGGGCGTTGTTCACGGAAACGTCAAACGCCGTGATTGGCAGGTTGAAGCCGCCGATCGTGATGTCGCCCGTAACGCCGTTCACCGGGTTGCCAGCGGTGGTCTCGGCCGGGACGAACGGCACGATCGGGTCCGTGGGGCTTGCCGTGGGGGCGGCTTCCAGCGTCACGACATCGCCAACCACGCCGATAACCAGATAACCGGCACCACCGTTGTCGTCGGAGCCTACCTGGACCAGCGAGCCAAGCTCAAAGTTTTCGCCCTCGCCAGCCGTGACCGTCACGTCGGCGGATGCGATAGACACCACGAGCGAGTTGCCCGTGTGGACGTGTTGCGTCCCCCAGCCCTCGAACGTCATCTTGGGCTCGTCGCCGCCGGAGACCGAGAGGCCCCAGATGTCGGCGAAGGCGCCGACGATTGCCTCCATGACGATCGGAGTCGCACCACCGCTGCCGGTGGCCGCATAGATCGTGTTGGAGCGCGGGCCGGTGGCCATGGTCGAAAGCGTGTAGACATCCGACGTCGCCGGGGTGTTCGTGTACGCGCCGAAGACAGCATAGAGCAACTGGTGCATGTCGGGAGGCGTGCCAGCCGTGCCGCTCGGGAGCAGATACGACTCGCAGGACCATGGCGCCGACGCCTTCCCCGTGATGCGCTCGAGGAGCGAACGGGTGAGACGCTTGTCATCGCGGCTCTTACGCTCTTGCTCAACGGCGAGAGATGCGCTCAGGATCTTGGCGGCATCGGTGGACACCGGCTTTTGGATTGACCCGCAAATCGCCTCGTTCGCAACGAAGAATTGTTGGGTGCGCCCCAGGGCATGCTCGTTTCCGCAGACCATTTCAGTCCTCCTGCTCCGGGGCCTCGGCCTCGGTCTTCTTTCTGCGCTTGGATTCCTTCACGACCTCAAAGTCGGGTCGCTCCGAAAGGGCTTTGACGGCAGCGAATGGCCCGTCGACAATCTCTCCCGGGTTGAGCGGACGATCGCCAAAGCGGAAGCTGCCGTTGCCGATGTATCTGACCTTCATTGGCACCCACCCTTTATGTGTCGCACCATTTCGATAACCTGATCTTTTGTCATTCCGTCAAGCGGCAGTCCGGTAAAGGCTGTGTTGCCGCTTCCATCGTCAGGCAAAACGGGCGTTGGTGCGGTTTTCGCCCATGCTATGCCGCCGAACAATCCGCCGTCTGGCTCGATAAGTTGCACAAAGTCTCCAACTTCAATGTCATCAAAACCGATTTGAATCCAACCGACATCAGTGTCACGCAATACTTGTGCGGTTCTAAGTCCCGGCTGTTTCATTGGCCGTAAGCGCTCCTGTGAGTGACGATTTCCAAACTAATCACGGCCGAAACGACCCCCCCGCGCGAATCGGTGCGATTGGGGTCCCCTTCATCGGTCACAATCCGCTGCACTTTACACGATACCGCGCAACCGCCCAAGTTCATATCCGAATCAATAGCCGCAATGATATCATCGATTAAATCGTCCATACGTTGCCAAGCAACCTCATCGCTAGCCGTCGCCTTGAGATGGCAGCCAAGCGAAACGATCTGCACATTGCGCAAGTGCTGGCCTGGCAAGTATTGCGGTGTGAGTGCCTCGGGCTTGATTCCGATGTATGGTAACGGCCCGTCCAGCGGCGCCCCTTGCCAGTCGAGCACCTTGCGCGCGACACAACGGACGTGAGTTTTGTATGCCGGCGGCTGGATTGATTGCAGCAACGCGATCAGGTTGTCTAGGCTTTTGCCTCGTGGGGTCTTGGCCATTATTTGACCCCTTCAATCAACGCGCGGCCGATGATCTGATCAAGCGCGTCCCTGGCCTTTAGCAATGCCCTGGCCAGATACTCTTTGCCCTCGATATAGACCTGATGTTTGAGCACGTATTGAGGATCGATTCTAGCCCGCTTGCCTCGGCCGGATCGCGTAACCAAAAGCTTGTTGCCTCGCTTGCTCTTGACAAAAAACAACTCCCGGCCCCAGTCGCGTGGCCAACGCTTGGCGGCGCTAGAGTTGAGCGGCACGGACAGATTTTGCCGCGTCTTTGGGGTGATGATACCGCCGAGATCCTGAATTCGCGCATAAGGCAAACGGCTCGACGTTTTGGCAGCGACTTTGCCGCGACTCATGCCGAGAAACTTAACCCCCTCGAGGAATGACCGAGACAACGCGCCCGTGCGAATGTTTGCCGGGTGCGGTGCTTTCTGTTCCGTGATGATTGTTTCTGCGATATGGCCAGCCAGCACTTGCGCGCTATTCAAAACGCCAGCCGCTAGTTGCTTCTCGGTTTCCTTGGCCACATCTTCGATAAACGCCGGAAACTCTGCCAGTGGGATCTGCCTTGCCATTGGACATCATCGGTAATCAAAGATACCGCGACGGATCGCCGGCTGCGGCAAATTCACGTTTTCCCGATCGCTTTCTTTTTCGTCTACCGACTGAGCTCCAACGTAGTTCTCCGCATTGGTGTCGGCACGACGCCGCAGGCTGTCTCTTAGGTCTGTGTAGTGTTGGATTTGCTGAGACCTCGTGGCCGACATTCCAATATCATTGCGATCGACATCCCTGGCCAGCTTGCCAATGATTACATCGCAAGCATCAGCAGCCGCCAGAAAGATGTCCGCAGTGAGACCGAAAATAAATTCAATCTCGGGATCAGTGAGTAACTGATCCTGGCTATTCGTGTCCCCGATCAACAGGCGAACCTGTTTTATGTCGGTGTCGGGGTTGCCCGAATAGCTCCAGGTCATTACTCACCATCCGGCTTTTTCTTGCGCGGCCTGCCCCGCTTGCGCTTCGTTGGCGCGGGTGGATCGGTCGGGGTTGGCTCATCTGCCATCGGCTTAGGAGTAACCGGATCGTCCACTTTCTCGATCGCGCCGATCTTCAAGAGGGATGCCGGCTTTGGAAACTCCGAATCAGGGTAGACCTCGCCCACCTCTCGGAAGTTTCCCCATGACCGGCGCACCCTCTTTTTGAGCTTGTAAGGCATCAGCTCACAACGGTACTAAAGAAATAGCCGAGATCACGCGCAACGAGGTGGTGATCATAGGCCGCTTCGCATTCGACAACGTTGGAATTGTCGCGCTCTGGCAGATCGTAGTTGCGGATCCGCATACCGGAGTTATTGATCCCGAATCCGGTCCATACGAACGAATACCACGCGCTCGGGGTGTTGATACTCGCGGTGTCTGGCTTGTACGCCAGCAAAGCATTCTTGCCGAGAATGTGCGAGGTGGCCTCGGTGGCGCCCTCAACCGCCGTGTTGCGCACGGCTTCGGCAACAACAACCTTTTCAAGCCCGAAAATGGACGCTAGCAGATCTGCCGAAACGATCCCCTTCTGCGTATACTTGATGCGCTCGAGGAAATCGGGGTGGTCTGCGATTGCGTCCATTACCTCCGGCCCCATGACCAGAACGTTTGGCGCATAGCCCGTGCCGGATGCCATGGCGCGAACGCCGGCCCGGATGTCCTCGATCGGGGTCGAAGTAGAGTTGTCCCAAAGCACGGCCGGGGTGATGTCCGTTGCCCACTTGCCGGGAGTGAACAACTCCGTAGCCCAGTCCGCATCAATGCGGGTCAGCACGTCATTGGTGCAATTCTTGGTTGCGGTCTCGCGCAGATTCAACGCGGCATCGGCGTTCGCCTGGCGTTGCTGGTCCAACAGCTCGCGGACCTTCCACACATCGCAAAAGAAAGTATCCTGGCTGAGACCCTCACCACGGATCGGGGCCATGCCGCCCGGACCAACTTTCTTGGCCTCGGATCGCAGGATGTCCTCTCGGCTCCAGACGTGAAACTTGTTGCTCTGAAAGTCGCTCGACACGTTTGAGAACGCATTGCAAATGAACTTGTTTTGCTCTTGTGCCCAGTTGATCGAGATGTTTGACAGCGCCTCGTCAACGTGCATATCGCGAGCGGTAGGCTTAGGCATTGGTCTTATCCTTTCCTGTCACTGGTTAAGCAGCAATGCCGCCGTGAGTCTGGGTCATTTCCACAACCTCGTCTAGTGCGGTTGCGGCCTGATTCGAGATGCCGATCACCTCATCGCCCGTCGTCGCCAGAACGGCTTTTCCGTTGGCATCCGAGGCCAGCTTGACGCCGGCCGAGAATGCGGCGCCGGCAACAACGCGGGTCACATCGCCATCTCTGGAAACGGTAGCCACGAGACCAGCCGCGTTGGGGTTGTTCTGCAACACACCAATGCAAAGCTCGCCCGCGCCGGCTGTGTCAACGGTATCCGCCGCAGACAGCTTGACCAGGCAGAATTGCTTTGCAGAGAGATCGCCGGCCGCCTGGTAGGTCAGATAGCCGAGGGTGTTTTCGCTAGCCATTGTTACGCCTCCTCAGCCTTGGCGGCTGCATAAAGATCGGGGTGAGCCTTCACTACTTTGGTGTAGCAGTGCTCATAGGACTTATCTGGGGTTTCATCGTGCAGGGTCTTGGCGAGCTTGCGCAGTTTATCGAGTGCGCCAGACGCCTCACCGGAGCCGCCGATCTCGACGAAAAGATCGCCCTTTTCGATCGTTCGGCTGCAAGCGGTCAAAGTCGTTTTGAGCTTGCCGAAAGTCTCTTCCGGCAACGCTTCACTGCAAGCCTTGAGCACGGCCCCCAGGTCCTCCGGTGCCATGCCTGGAACGTGCGCCATATCCTCGCTGGCAGTCTTGACGAACGAAGCCAGCTTTTGCTCGCCCTCGAGCTTGGCGATCTTCGCGTTGGCGTCGTCGAGCTGCTTCCGCATCTCAACCGCCCGCTTGTCTACCTTCTCTTTTTCGTCCTCGCCTTCCATCTTCTCTTCTTCATCGGCCGGCGGCATCGGGGGCTTTTCCTCTTCATCCTCCTGCTTTTCCTCCGGCTCGGGCGCGGCGGGCTCGTCTTGCTTTGCCGCTGCGAGGGCTTCGATCATCACGTTGCGATCTTCCTCGTCCATACGGGCTAGGATCGCTTCGACCTTGCTTGCATCGATCGGCATGGTATCGCCTTTCCAGAAAACGATTTCGGGCCTATGGCTGTCATCGCCAGACGCGCCCTTGTCAACAAAGCTGATTTCCTCGATCACTAGCGGCTTGAGCTTGGCTGGCATCAGAGAGCCTCCCGGTTGCCTGACCCACCAATCGAGAGCTCTGGCAACGATCCCGCCTTTACCGCTTCCCATGTTTCGCTATCGTTAACGCGGATTTTGACAATAGCGCCCTCCCGCCCTTTGCCAAAGCCAAGGGCTTCCCGTTCCGCGCTGCTAAGGGTGATCGCTTGCACGATATCAGCCTTGGGGCCACCGTTGTGCATAACCTTACCGCGATTCAAGCCGCCATCAGCGAACGAACGGATAAAGGCTTGCTCCAGGTCCTCGATCGAAATCACGTCACCTTGCGCGTCAACGATTGGCGTGCCGTCGTCTTTTGTGACAACGCTAGCCCACGCGGTAACGATCCGCTTTTCGTCTTGCTTGGCGATTACCTCGAACGACAGCCGCTTGCCAACGCTCGGAACCGGGAAGCACTTGGACAAGTCGATCTTGAGGCCGCCGCGCTGAATCTCGCCACGCTCGAGCGTTGCGCAAAACGCCTCTTTGTCTTCGACGCCTGGCCAATCGCGGGCCATACACGCATCAAAGCTCATGGGTCCAAGAACGGGCATAAGTGTTTTTCGCCCGATTGGTGTACGGATGTCAATTACTTATTGTGCCGTAGACACTAACGCAACTAGAACAAGTCGCGTTGACCCTTGCGCGCGTAATCAATCCGCTCGAGCGCGCGTGCCTCGGCTTCCTCTCGGGTAACGCCGGCAGAGTATTGCATGATAGCCGCTCTTTCCTCAAAGGCGTCGCGCTCGTCCTCGCTGAGATCGTCAACGGAAAGAGGCGGCATATCATGCACTGCGGTTGGCATTGCGCGATCAGCTAAACGTCACAGAATCGATCGACCGGCAATCGAGCACCGATCCGCCGAAAGTGACAGCGCAGCCAAGGAAGATATCGAAGCCCGTGGCGCCCGTGAGCGTACACTCAAAAGCGCCCGTGGCGTCGGTCTTGACCTTGATTGTGGATGTCCCTTCGTTGGCTACGATCGAGCCCTTAGTTGCGGTCGCAAGCTTGCCGATCACAGACGATACGCCAAGATCGGCATCGTCAAAGGCGCCCATCTCCAGCTTGAACTCTCCAGCCTTGGCGGCTCCGGCAAAGTCTGTAATCTGGAAGCCCACGGTTTGCGTCGTAGCGCCGCCCGACACATCGGGAGCATCGATCATCGATACATTCAAAATCTCATCGATCGCGTTCTCGATTGTGACAGCGGTCCCAGTCGGCAAACCACCGTGTAGCTTGAGAGACCTAGCAATAGCACCCATTGGTTACCTCCCTAAGCTACCAGCGTGTAGGCTTTGACCACATCAGCAACAGCCTGGCCATGGATCGAGCTACCTGACGATACCTTGCAGGTAATATCGATCGTGTCCCCGATCGTATAGACCTTGGTTGCCGGGTTGGTGTCGGTGTCAAGGATCACCGCAACCGGAAAAACGCCATCCTCCCAAGCCGGAGCGCCGGCCCCATAATCCACTTCGGCGGTAAACGGATCGGTTCCGATAAACCGCTTGAGCGTTGGATCGCTTGGTGGGGCGGCGTCAGCAAACACGGACGCGATCGAAGTCGCGCCCGCGTTCTCGTATCCGTCATGCCAGATATCTTCTGCCGCATTCACCAGGGGCACGGCAAACCAGACAACAACGCTATCCGCCGCCGCCGTGTTGAGCCCCAATCCGCCGATGCTCAAATTCTCGGCGGCCGGGGTGATCATCTTAAAATCCAGATTGTAAGCTGACCACAACTCAGCCTTGGCCCGCTTGATCGCTTGGACCGCAGCACTCCGGGCGGCGTCAATCGCCTCCCGTGCCTCTGCGGCCTGATCTCCCTGCATCCTGCTAATCTCGCGCAACGAAAGGGACAGGCCGTCAATCTGTCCCTGGATCGTTTGCTCGAGCACGGAATCAGCCCGAGCCGCATTGCTCGTCAGGGCACTAACAAGCTCGCCTAATTCCGCAGTCTGGCGCAATGCTGCCGCAACGCTAGCAGCCGAGGCTGTTTGCCCCTGTTGTAGCGTTGCGATCCTTGCTTTGTTCTCTCCAAACATATCACGCCTCCTTTCTGCCTAGGGGCTATGATTAGTTGGAGCCGATGCCGTTCGCCTGCAACGCAGTAAGCACAGCCTGCAAAGTAGCGTCTACGTCGCCGGCTACCATCGCATAACCATACACGCTGTTGCCGGTATTGTCCGCGATCCCCTCGCTGTCTGGCTCATGCTGGTAGGTCTCGATCGAGGTGCCGCCGCCGACCATGGTATTGTAATCGGCGTCGAGGCCAAAGAACGCCATGATCGGAGAGTCGACCGCCAGCCGGCTAACGTCGCTCGACTCGAATTGATTGAGCGTCGTGCCCCACTGGTAAACCGCCTTGTTTGCGCCGACCAGGAATCCGACTTGGGTATAGCCCGAGAAGACGTTGCCGGCCAACGCGCCACGATCGATCCCGTGGTAAATCACAGGGGCCAGCGGGCGAACGGCAGCCGCGCCCTCGAACGAAAACGTATTCTGCCGAGCAGTGATCGGGCCGACCTTGGTGCGCCGAAGTCCCTGAACCTGGAGCCCGAGAAAATCCTTGTTTTTGATGTAAACGTGATTATCCCAGAAATCGACCTTGCCATTGTCGAGCGGCTCGTTAACGGTAGAGAATCCGTTGACCGCTCCGAGACCGGAGCCGGCAGCGATTCCGCGATCATGGTATTCGCTCAGATCTCCCTTATGGAGATATGGCGCATCCATGTAAACCACATTGCCGTGCACCTGCACGATGCCGCGCGCGTCAACAACGTGGATCCCTCGGTGCGCGGGGTGACGGATCGTGTTGTCCTTCACTGTGATCCGAGAAGTTGGCGGGCATACCATGACCTGGATCGCTTTGCTCTGGCAGTTTTCCACGCCAGAGCCGGCGTAGGTCCCGGTATACATATCAATCTCATTGCCCTCGATTAGGACAAGGTTGTGCGGGCCGTCGTTTGCCTTGTAACAGCCAACCTTCACACCCCAGACCTCACCCTCTAGCTGCCCGCTGTTATTCTTCTGCGGCACATTCTTGCCAACGGGATCGGTCATCGTAACCTTGTTGTTGATCACAGTGGCGTTGCGCATCTTGCGCAAGTGAACGGGCATATGCCAGGTGTCGGTAAACCAAACATCCTCGATATAAAAATCCGATTCGGTGCCGAGGTTCTCAACCAAGAATGGTTGTTTACCGCTGTTGATCCGGGTCTTCTCGGCAGAGTCTCCGAGAATGGTGATCGACTTGTTGAGGGCCGGGCCGCCCTGTGCGCCGTTTGCCGAATAGACGATCGGGGCGCTTGGCGTACCGCCGTTGTCGAGCTCGAAATACTCACCGCTCGCACCAGGAATCAGGTTAACCAAGATCGAGATGGAAGTCAGATCCCACACGATCGATCCGTTGTTGCCGTCGTCGCCGGCATAGGCGAGATCGATCTC